TAATCATTGTATTGTTTCGTTGAATGGAGTTATTCAAGCTCCAGTAGATGCGTTCACAATAGTTAATGACACAATAGTTTTTGCAAGTAGCCTTGCTAGTTCTGATGTTATTAATTTTATTTTAATATTAGGTAATGTTAATGATATTGGTACTCCAAGTGATGATTCAGTATCTACTGCAAAAATACAAAACCTTGCAGTATCACAAGCAAAAATTGCTAATGATGCAATTAATGCAGACAAAATTGCTGATGATGCAATATCAGAAGAACATCTTGATCCAACAATCATAACAGGTTTAACTGAAAAAACTTCTCCAGCAGATGCAGACAAACTTATTTTAGCCGATAGTGCTGCAAGTAATGCTTTAAAATATGTTCAAAAATCTAATCTGGCTTCAGCAGCTGGTTTGGTTCATATAAAAACTTTAACTACAACAAATTCTGATATTAGTTTTGTACATGGTTCTAGTGATGTTACTTTAGGTGATGGTACTTATGATGTTTATCTTTTAACTGTAACTGGAGCTTCCATGCAAACTGATGATGATAATTTAAGATTGTCATTTTCTATTGATGCTGGTTCTAATTATAATCGTACTGCTACAAGTGCATATCTTCAATCAGAAGAAGATGCTAGTAGTAGTTCAACAAGTAGTGTTGGTGGTCAGAAAGCTGATGGAGCAGTTACTATTATAGGTGGACAATCAAATGTAGCAGCAGAGGGATATAGTGGTCATTTTTGGCTATATAATTTTGGAGAAAATTCTTCTGAAAGTAAAATGGTTACTTATAGTCTTTGTGGTCATTCACACCACAATTATAGATTAAATGTTCATGGTTCAATATTTATTGAAACTACTTCAAATATAGATGCACTTCGTTTTAATTGTAATAGTGGCAATATAGGACAAGGACATTTTAGACTTTATGGGATAAGCAATGGCTAAATATAATCACAATATTAATGGAAATATAGTACCTTTTACTGCTGAAGAAGAAGCTGCAAGAGATGCAGAAATTCAAGCATGGAATGATGGTAAATTAGATAGAAAAAAATCTGAAATGCGAAAATTAAGAAATCAATATTTAAAAGATACTGACTGGTGGTTTATTAGCGAACAAATTACTGATGCACAAAAAACTTGGCGACAAAATCTTCGTAATCTTCCAGCAGACAATACTACTTTAGAAGAAGTAGAATTAGTATTAGCTAGAGATAGTGATGGAAAATTAACACATTCAATTTGGGAGAAACCATAATGGCACTAACAAAACTTAATGTAGCAAGAGGATTAACTGGAGCAACTCCAGTAGCTAATGGTGGCACAGCTTTAACAAGTGGATTTGTTAATGGTGGCGCTTTAGCTGAAGCTGATATGTGGAGATTAAATACAAGTTTTGCAAATTCTGTGAATGGTGCTAATGAAGTATTAACTTCAAATTGGGAAAGAAATGATACAGATTTTGATAAAATTGGAACTGGGTTAAGTCAGTCATCTGGAGTATTTACATTTCCATCTACAGGAATATATTTAGTACATCTTCATGCTTTCTTTTATCCAACTGGAGCTAATTCAGATATTAGAGTACAAATAAGAGTAACAACTAATAATACTGATTATAGTACAAGATCAGAATCTATGAATGGAGCTTCTGCTGCTGATAGACCAGAACAAATGACTTGTGCTTTAGTTATTGATTGTACTGATACAAGTAATATTAAATTTAGAATACATACACAAGGTACAACAGCTTCAAACTTTTGGAGAGGCGATACTGGCGCACAAAAATTTGGATTTTATTGTTTAAAACTAGGAGCTACATAAAATGGACGATAAGAATAGACCTAATCATATAGAAGATGCTTTAACAGCAATCCATACTGGACAATGGTTTGGTTGGAGTGATGCAAATAATAAAATTTATGCAAATCTTATTTTACATTCTAAATGTTATGTTAATGGAACTTACCAAGATAATCCATATTCTAAACCGACAGAAAAAGAATGTACTGATAAGTTAAAAGAAATGCAAGATGATTGGGATAGTAAGAATGGTTAATCCTAACTGTCCTACTTGTGGTTGCGATAAAGACAAGTGTACTTGTGATGACTTTTGTGAATCTTGTGGAGCTTAAATGCCTACAAGACAATATCCTGAAACAGCTCCAGTTATAAGCGATAAATCGGCTGTAGCTATGCCGATTAAAAATTTAATTGGTATTATAGGAAGTGTAGCTGTTGGGGTCTATGCCTACTTTGGGATCATGGAACGTATCTCAAACTTAGAAACAAATTATAAATTAATTGCTACTGACATTGAGAAGAATATAGAGTTTAGGATTAAATGGCCTAGAGGAGAGTTAGGTTCTTTACCAGCAGATAGTGAACAGTTTATGTTGATAGAACATATGGCTGGTCAATTAGAAAAGATACAAAAACAAATGGAAGATATGAAATTTAACCAAGTTAATATTAAAAGATTACAGGAAGATATGACAGAAGCTAGAGGTAATATTGAATTATTAAAGGACAAGGTAAGACAAAATGGAAGTCATTAGTATTATTGTTATGTTTGTGTTCGGAAACCTTAATGACCAAGAACATCAAATGACAAAATATATTCCTATGGAGTCATTGTCTAAATGTATGAAAGAAGTACGATTACTAAAAAGAAATAATAATGAATTTAAGAAAGACGCTTTTTGTGGACCAGCTTTAGTTGAAATGGAAGATGGTGTTGTTATTAAATTGCATAGTGAATTACCAGAAGGAGCTGTTGTAGTAGATAAAAAAGTAACAACAAAACAGTTAGAAGATTGGACTTTAAAAAGTAAAGAAAAATGGCAAAAGGATTAATGTTTAGTTATGTTATGTTAATGGCAGCTAATATGTATGGTTGTTCTATATATGATGGTATGTCTATGAAACCTCATAAGACTACTATATCTACTACAACAAGTATGACTGATATTGATAAATCAGATAGTGATAAAGACCAAGAAAAACAATCAATAGGTTTGACTGTTAAACAAGAATTTATATGGAGAGATAAATGAATGGTATGAAATTTAATGCTGCATTAATTTTTGCTATAGTCTTACAAGCAGTAGCTTTAGTGTGGTATGTTTCAAAGATTGATAGTCGAGTAAATATTTTATATGAAAAATATGAAGTAGATTCAGATGCACAAGTTGTAGAAAATCAAGTGCGTATGAAACTAGCTATTGAAACTTTAATAGAAGATGTTGATTCTATACAAAAAGAATTATCTAAAGCTAGAAGTAAAGATAAAAAGATAATGAAACAGCATGAAGAAATATTTGAGTTACTACAAAATAATACTTCTGGTTCATCATCTTATTCGTATGATTAAAATATGGTTAATGGTAATGTTTATGTCATCACCAAATATGCCTTCGGTAAAATATCAAGCTATAGCTTATAAAACTGAACATGAATGTATGAATGCATTAACAAATTATTTAAATATTTATGAAAGTAAATCAGATGATTATAAATCAGGCGTTGTTACTAATGCTCATTGTATAGAGTTTGAATCTTTTCCTATAAAAGCTTTTAATAGTATCGCTTCCTAGACAACTCTTAATTAAATAGTCTATAATTACGTATGAAATTTAAAGGACACAAAGTCCTCGTTATTGGGGATACACATGATAGTCCTCATATTCCTCAAGATCGTTTTGAATGGATAGGAAAACATATCCGTAAAATTAAACCTGATTATATTATTCATATTGGAGATTTCGGTTCTTTTGATTCTTTAAGTTATTTTCAAAAGAACGATACTCAAGCTGGTAAATTAAAAGATGCTTTTATGGTTGATATAGAATCAATGCGTTCGGCATTAAAAATTCTTGATAAATATGTTAAGGATTATCCTCGTCATATTTGTATTGGAAATCACGAAATGCGTGTTCATAAATTTGAAGAAAAAATCCCTGAAATTCAAGGGATGATGAAAAATTCTCTATATAATTGCTTTAAAGATTTTGGCTGGTCATATAGTGAATATGGCGAATTTAAATTTATTGCTGGAGTTGCTTTTGTCCATGCTCCCTTAAATATTATGGGAAGGGAATATAGTGGGAAAAACGCTGAAGTTCAGATAGGTAATGATTCTATGCATGACCTTGTTTTTGGACATTCTCATAAAGCTAGGGATTGGAAATCTGTGAAAATAGGTTATAATAAGTGGGTACGCATAGTCAATGTTGGTTGTGCGTTGCCATACGGTCACATTGAGGAGTATGCTAAACTTAATATGAATGGTTGGTCTTGGTGTATAACTGAGCTAGGCATTTGGGATAACCATATCCAAGAAACAAAATTTGTTTCAATGGATAGATTGGAGAGAGAATATGGAAAGAATTAAAACTATGTGGAATGATTTAAGTAAGAAAGGCAAAATATTTGTTTGTGCTGTAGCTGCTATCATTTTATGGGTAATTATAAATAACTGGTTTCTATAATGCCTTTACCATTATTAAGTACTATCGGTCCGATTGCTAAAATGGTTGGTGGTATTGTTGATAAAGCAATACCTGATAAAGACTTAAAAGAGAAACTTAAACACGAACTTAATACGCAACTTATAAACGGAGAACACGAGGAGCTTATTGCAAAGAGCAGAATTATTCAAGCTGAAGCTGAATCAAAGCATTGGCTTACTGCTACTTGGCGACCAGCTCTGATGTGGATTTGTATAATTGTTATTGCGAACAATTATATTCTTGCTCCTGTTCTTAATTCTGTATTTGGTACGAGTTTAGCACTTAGTATCCCTGATCCTATGTGGAATCTACTTACTATTGGGGTGGGAGGCTATATTGCTGGGAGAAGTGGCGAAAAAATAGCTCAAAAATGGAAAGAAAATAGCTAAAATACCTTTCGGTATCATATCTATCATTAAAATAAAAAAAATGCCCTGACGGGCAAAAAAAGGGGGTTTAAACGCATTTAGCCATTTAAACCCCTTTACGAACCAAGTATCCATTCGATTTAGACTTAACTCAATCTTGTTCCTATTGTTAAGTCTTATTTTTGAGTATCTGTAACATAACATCACTAATATTATCGAATCATCACTCTCAAGGCGAGTGGCAAGCTCTATTAGTGAGAGGTAGATACTCTATCTCATAGGATTTCAAATGCATATAATCTTATGAGAATCTCTTATTGAAACATCTAATACAATACCAATCGGTAGTATCTTCATGATATACATAATTTGCTATATTATGTGGTATCATATTCTCTGTATTATAAGTAATAGAACAACTAACACATTTCTTAAAAGGGTATATCTTCTTCCTCGCTACTTTTCGTTTCTTTCGTTCCTTGCGTAGACTTATTACTGCCACCTGAACCTCCTTTAGAATCTATGATTCTCATAGCTCCACCAAATGTTGGAATTACAATTTCTGTAATATATTTAGTTGTGCCATTATCATCATAATCTCTTGTTTCAATTTGACCTTGAATAAATAACATACGACCTTTGTCTACATATTTTTCAAGTGTTTCAGCAAACCTAGAATTAAAACAACAAATCTTATGCCATTGAGTTTTCTCTTGCCACTCGCCTTGTTTGTTTTTAAATTTTTCTGAAGTTGCTAAACTAAATCTAGCAAACTTGTTTTCTCTGGTAGAGATTTTTATTTCAGGTTTAGAACCTACTCTACCTAATAATGTTACTTGATTAATCATGCTTTTTTCCTTTCTGATTTTTTCAATTTATTTAATGCTTCATCAACTTTCTGAACTACTATATCAGTTAGTTTAGAAATCGGTAAATGTCTATATATCTGGTCATCAATCATAGTTTGTAATTCAGATACACTCATAGAACTTAATGATTTTTTCTTTGCCATATTAATCCTCCTTTTATGGTAAGCAAGGCTGAAGAACCTAGCCAGTAGAGAAACCTTGCTCACCTGTTCTCTCTACTAGCGACTATGTGACATCTTTAACTTTACCTTTGTCTACATTGGAATATTTTTCTTCTAGTTTTTGAACATATTTACTATCATCAAATTTTCCCATGAATACATCAGCACATAAGCCAAGATGACTTATTCCTTTTGTTAATGCGTCTGTCATTGCTTTCTTTGTACATTCATCATCAAAGGTATTTGCTTTACCTCTTGTTAATTTCTGTACAGATGCAATCGGACCATAATTTAACCAATTATTGTTTATGTTCCAACGAATAGTTACTTCTGCTGCAACATATGTTTCTGTATAATGATACTTGACATCATATGACCAACCTTTTCCAACTGGTCCGAATACTTCTGTCATTCTCATTATCTGCCAATGAGGATCAATACTTGTTAAGTTACCAAATCCTTTATTAATTTGTTGTGTCATTTTAGGATTTGTTTCTCTTAATTGATCCCAAAATATTCTATTCTCTTTTGTTTTATCTTCAGTCATTATACCTCCATACTTTTGTATTACTATTAAAAGAGTTTCTTCTACGTTCTCCTGAATCAATTATTAATTTCATAATTTTTAATTCAGTAAATCGTGGTCTAATAGATAAGATACTTTCATTTAGTATCTCGGCTACTTCTTCAGGTGTAGCTCCGTATGAGCCTTTTCGTTTTATTGTATCAAGAGTTTTCTCTCTCAACATTCTTGATCGTGATGCAACTTTCGTTGCTGCCTCCTTGCTAGTGGAATGTTCCTTGTAACCCGGCGACATCGGATACTTCAAATCCGAAGGTTTGGATAATATCTTTGAAGTCATTTACATTCTCCATTGTTTTAAATTCCATATAGTCAGGTGGAACAATATTATTTTCCACATGATACCAGAATAAAGTTTCTGTTTTAAGTAGAGTTTCGATAAACTTCTCATCTTTTTCTACCTCCCATTTTTTATATTTCATATTGCCAAAAATGACAGATAATATGGCTTTTTTGAACCCTGTAACCATCATATAATGTTGTAATTGAGGATAGTATTTTTCAATGACAGTATTATCTTTAGCAAAAGCATTAGTATGTTTTCCTTCCCATACTTTACCTTTACAAACACCATCTAAATTACCATATAAATAATTATGTTCAGGATGATGGATTGTTTCTACACTAACAACCCTTTCGCCAGTAATCTTTTGATACCATTGTTTGTTAAATTTTTCGGTAAAGATTCCAAGTTGAACTGGCAATATATCTGATAAATCTTCTCGTTCTGTTTGTCCAGTTTTCTCAAGCCAAAGCTCTTTCCAGTTGCCATCGACAAGACGTACTGCGTCAGTACCTCCCAATCCGTGTGGTCTATTGATTTTAGTTCGCTTTCCCATTTAGTTTTTACTCCTTTCATTAACTTTTCGTCGTCTATGTACATTGGATTTATCTCGCTCCAAACTCCTTTTATGCTGCTCATAATCAAACCTCCTTTTTATATAATCAGCTATAGGTTTTGCTTCTATATTATCGGCTGTTCTATTACTTGTATATTTTTCTATAAAAAACATATACATATCAGGTTTCAAATATTTTAAAGCTAAACTCATTATAAATTCTTTTTTTTTTCGTCTACCTTGTATCCATTCTAAAGGCTCTTTCTTTATGCCTAACATTTTATATAAAATATTACCTAATTTCTTTTGCATTAATCACCTCCGTATTTTAATTGCAAAAGAAGTTCAGCATAATGAATCACCTTTTTCACATCTTCTTTTCCTCCTTTAATAGAGTGCCTTGTAATATATTTAACTATGTTACCTTCACACCATTCTAATTTATTTTTTGTAATATATTCTATTGGTTGTATCGGTAGCTTAACATAATGGATACCACCAACTTGTCTATTAATTGGTGTTTTTGGTATTCTTTCTAAATCTTCCTTTTCTAACAACTTGACCTCCTCTCAACTCATGTATTAAATGTTGCATAACAATTATTTTTTTTATTTTTTGTGTATCCAATATATTTAATACAGTATTCGTTTCTTGTAGTTCTCTAACATCTTGTTTTAATTTTTTATTTTCCTTTTCTAATTCCTTATATAAAATTTTATAATCTTTAGCCATCAGTCCTCCATTGATTTAAACGACAATTATGGCAGAACCATGTCCGACAATTATCATTAGAATAACAAGGATATTCCTCGCATTTTTCACAACCATCAGGTCTATGTTTATCTTTATAATCTGCTATTTGAAGTAGATTTAAACCTTCAAATGCTGGAATAGTTATTATCCTTTTTTTCGTTCTTTTAGTTTTATATCGCATTTAAGAGTATCTGCCCAACAACAAAATAGAAAGCCACTTGGTTTTCTCATACCTACTTCCCATTTTGATACAAGTCCTCTAGCACAGCCAATGAGGTCATCAACTGTGTTTTGTGATAGTCCTAATTTCTTTCGTTGCTTAACAAATTGAGGAATAACTGTATCAAAAAAGATACCAAGTTCTTTCTTATTATTCATGTGTTAGTTATGTGCAAATAATGTCGTATTTGTCAAGACTACGAATTTAAACCATTGGGGGAATATAAAAGATATTGCGTAGATAGTTCTACTTTTCATCTTTTATACTCCCTAGTTCTACTATATAATTTATGTTAGTCGCCATTATACTAGCTTGTGAGGAGCTACCTTCGTTTTTAGTAGAATGTTTTTTATCGGTAGCAATAAAATACCTGACCGGGTGATATTATTGCTACCTCACCTGTCAGTTCAGGTGTTCTTTAAACTGCTTGAGCAATTTGATTATTTGTTATTAAAACTAACCAATCATCACTCTTTATCATATCAGCTACTTGACCTGAACGGGTACGAAGCATATTCATCTTCATTCCTTTACCTTCTGGTTTAGATGCCCAGTCAGTAGCAGTTTGATATATAGCATATAAATTTAAACCATATTTTCTTTTATATGTATCCCATAGAGATGATAATTGCCTCATTCTATAGTCTGATACTCTTGAATGAATTGGGTCTTTAATTTTTGCTAATGTATTTTCAAATAATGCTTTTACTTGCCATTCAGCAACTTGGCTGATAGCCATTTGTTCTAGCTGTTCAGGAAATTTTTCAAAAGCAGAAACTGCATTAACAATATCTATAGAATCAATAGATGCTTTGTTATTCCAATTCTTTTTACTCAATCCTTTAATTTTCCAATCAGCATGAAACATTCCATTTAAACATTGAATACACATTGGTGCAAAAATAAATTGTTCTGCCCAATATAGATCGTAAGCTGTCCATGACCATAATACTAAATTATATTTATCATTATTAAAATCAAAGTATGCTTTTGGAAATTCTATTATTCTGCTAAATCTAGCTCCTTTATTCCATAGCTGGTCAGTTACTTTAACATCTTCGGGATTTAATACATTAGATGCACTAAATAATCCGTCAGATAACATAGCTGAAAATTCACCATAAGTTCGTAAATTTTCTGCACTTCTTTTACTTACTGTAGATAAGTAATTGCCATCTGTTGCGTTATAAATGGCTAATTTATCAGGTATTTCCTCACTTGTATTGTTTCGGAATACATGAAGTGGTTCTTTATCAATTTCGATATCACATTCTTTTGCAATCGGTAATTGACAATCTAAATAATTTTCCATATTTTACTCCTTTAGTAAATAATATTTCGTTTTTTACTCCTTATATATCGGGTAGAGTTTTCCTCCTAAAATTTTCTCTACCCGATTTCTATTTCTAGAATATCTATTTCTGTTCCATATATTAACTTTGTTGATTTAATTATAGAACAAGAAAGGTCTAAATAATCGCCCTCTTTATCACTTGAAGTTATAAATATTTCACCAACAAATTTAACTTTTGTTTTATTTCTGTTCTCTAATTTTACTTGTTGAACAATATTCATTATATCATTAACATTTAATTTCATTTTTTCTCCTTTATGTCATCATCATCACTGATAGTTCCACCATAAGAACCACTCCAATCAGGTTCTTTTTGTTCTAATTTTACAATTCTGTTATTCATTCCTTTCATGGCATTAAATAACATAGTAATAGAGTCCATCATCATCTTATGAAGTTTCTGATGTTCTTTATCATCTTTACTTGTAAATATTTTCTTAATCATTTTATCTCCTATCTTAAACTTTCAGCATATTCTTTAACCATATCATCTACAACATCTGATAAAGCATTTTCTGCGTTCTCTTTATCTACTTGTTTTACTCCAGTAGAAGATTCCGTAAATGCATATAACAAGTCTGAATGTTGTTCTGTAAATACTTTAACAACATCATCTCTAATTTGCTGAAGATTATTATGATTATAATTTTTCGGAATTAAATCATTTAAAATCTTTATTGCTTTATTAACTTGATCTTGCATATCATCTTCCATCCATTTTTTTACTTTTCCCATTTTACCTCCTTCCGTAATAAATTATTATTATAGCTCCTAATAAAACTAATACTATC